ATATCTACTCATAAGAAAAAAAGTAACTACAAGTGACTACACTGACTACAACCGCCTCCACGCTATCAGGAAGGCCGTTTTTTGTAGTCACTTCTCAAAAACCAAAGTGACTACAAGTGACTACGCTTAGACCCTACCAAAACCAAGCCATTGACCAAATGCGGACAAGTATCGCAGAGGGCAAGAGGCACATCATCCTGTGCGCTCCAACGGGAAGCGGCAAGACCGTCATGTTCACCTTCATGGTGGCATCGGCCCTTCAGCGGGGGAAACGGTGCATCATCTTCACCGATAGGGTTGAACTGCTGAAGCAATCCAACGGTGCGCTGGATCAGTTTGGGATCGTGCCGACGCTCATTGAAGCGGGCAAGCCCCGACTGGATGTGTCGGGGAACTGTTTCATTGCCATGGCGCAGACCTACGCCAGACGCAAGAACAAGGCCGACTATGCCGACCTCATGGCGGGAATGGACCTGGTAATCATTGACGAAGCCCACAAGCAAACCTTCAACCCGCTACTTGCAAACATCCCCGCCAAGGCCGTCGTCATCGGAGCCACCGCAACGCCGCTGCGTCGTGGGAACCAAGAATGCCTGTCCAAGTTCTACCAGGCACTCCACAACCCTGTGCAGGTCGGGGAACTGATACGCCAAGGGTTCCTTGCCAGTCCTGTCACTTACGGGACAAACTTGGACTTGTCGGGAATCGGCATGCGGGGCGATGACTACGATACCCAGCAGATGGCAACGGTCTATTCCAAGCGCAGGGTGTTTGACGGCGTTGTCAAAAACTACGGTAGGCATTGCAGGGGCAAGAAGGCGATCCTGTTTGCCAGCAACATCGCATCGAGCAAAGAGGTTTGCGCTGCCTTTCACCTTGCAGGCCACAACGCCCGCCATGTGGATGGCACCATGGGCAAGCAGGAACGGGCAGATATATTGGAATGGTTTAAGCATACCCCCGACGCTATCCTTTGCAACTGCGATTTAATGACCACGGGCTTTGACGAGCCAACCATTGAAGTGGTGATCCTGTACCGTGCGACCGCAAGCCTGCCGCTATTCATGCAGATGGTGGGCCGTGGTTCCAGGGTAACGCCAACCAAGCGGGAGTTCACGATCCTTGACTTTGGGAACAATGTCAACCACCACGGGTTTTGGGAAGCCAGCCGTGACTGGTCATTGAAGAAGAAACGCAAGAAGAAATCCGATGGCGTTGGCGGGGCGAAGAACTGCAAGGGCTGCGAGGCGATTATCCCCGTGGGGGCAATGAAGTGCAAGCATTGCGGCTACGAGTACCAGCGCAAGCCCCAAGAGCAGGGCGAGATGGTGGACCTGCACCTGATGACCAAAGCCCAGGGCATGCAGTTGGCCACGACCAGCAGCATGTACCAAAAGGCACAACTGGCCAAGGCCAAAGTAATTTCGCCGTTCTGGGTCCTGCACAACCAATGCAAGAGCAAAGCCGAAGCCTTGGAGTTCATCCGTTTCATGGGCTGGAAGCCAGGCTGGGCCTTCCACAACAAAGACCGTTTCCCAATCCTAAAATAACTTACCCATGCAAGAGTTCAAGATTCAAGCCGAGTGCTTCCAATGGCACTGGAATAACTTCCCCGACGAGCGTGGTCGCTTGTTTACAGTAAACAACAACGCACCGTCTGCCTATGCTGGGAGCGTGATGAAGGCTATGGGCGTGGTAGCGGGGGTGAGCGACATGATATACCTATCCGCCGCTGGTGCCGTGTTCTTGGAGTTCAAAGACCCCAAGGGCAAGCAGTCCCTATCGCAGAAATGGTGGCAGGGGGTCGTTCAGGAGGCGGGGTACAGGTACGAGGTCATCCGCTCGGTAGAAGATTTCCAGCGGGTGTTGGCTGAATGTGGGTAGGTTGTTTATATCTTTGACACATGCGCCGCATACTGCTCCTTCTGCTCCTGACCGCCTGCACCAACGACCGCCCTTGGAAGGTTATTGAGGTTCGGCCCAAGGGGGATGCCTGCGAGTATGTGCTATCCCGCTCCAACGGATTCGGGCCGCAGGTAAAAAACAAGACCGATACTTGCGGGAAATATCAATTATTCCAAACCATAAAGCCATAAACCATGAAACCAACCCCTACCCCCCAACCACAAACCCTGCCATTGCAGCAAGCGGGTGTTATGCCTCGTTTTAAGGTTCATTACGCACCTTATGGAGAATGGGGAGGTGAACGGGTAAATTGTGGCAAATACTACACTACTGATGTGGCTCACACTAGCAATAGAGATAAGGTGACTTGTAAATTTTGTCAGCGTCTTTTTAAATGAGGCATAACTCGCATATTTGTATAACCCCCAACCCCTAAACCCATGAAACCAACCCCCACCCCTAACCCCTAACTTATGAAGAAATCCATTGAGACACTTGCTCTTGAAAACGCAGAAAAAGAATTGCGTATATCTGATGCTATAAGTGGTTTAACTCTTGAAGATATAACCAAGATTGTAAACGCTTTTACTGACTTCAATATACCAATAGAAGCGGTTAAGGAAGTAATAGAGTTATATTACTTATAACTCGTTTATTTGTCCAGTTTTCCTTTCCTTAACCCCTAACCCATGAAACCAACCCCCACCGATTTCCGTCGCTGGCAAATCCACATCCGCAAGGAGTGCGTGTCTTGCAGCAAGCCCGACCGCTCCGAAACCATCAAGGCGTGGTCCGTGAACTGGACCCTGCTCGGTCGCATCCTTCAAGCCAAAAACGCCTAAGCCATGCCCTGGATAAGACCCCAAGACCAAATGCCCAAGGACGGCGAACCCGTGCTGATAACCGATGTGGAGGGAATGCAAATAGTCGCTTGGTATGTTGCAGTCCTTGATATTTGGTACTCTGGCGATTTTTCTTGGTTCACCAGTGAAGTCAACTACTGGATGCCCATCCCCGAAATTGTTTAAGCCATGACCCCATGAACGAAATAGTAGGAAAATACGAGGCAAAATTGGAACGCCTTAATGAAGCCATCGAAGTAAAAAAAAGACTCCTTACTGAAGGAGATTTAATAATGTTGGCCCAATTAAAAGTCCTTTTAACCGAAGTCGTGACCGACCTGCGTGCAATCCGAGCCTTTTCAAAGTAAGCCATGACCCCAGCACTCATCCATCATCTCGTTGACACCACCGCCGCCATCTTCGGCATCACCCCCGACCAGGTGCGGTCCCCGTCACGGGAACGGCCCTGCGTCATCGCTCGGAACATCGTGGCCGACATCGCCTATAACGAGTACCTGTTCACCTTCATGGCTATCGGCAAGGAGTTGAACCGCCACTACTCCACCATCATTATCAACTTGGAATCCTTCCACAACGACTGCAAGGCCAAGCCGCAACTGCGATACCTTCGTAGGCAAGTTTTCAACAATGCGCAAGAGTATTTGCAGACCGCAGAAGGGGCTTATATCACTGACACTATGCAACTTCCGAAGCAAGAATAGCCCGAAACTGCCATCACGCCCAAGGGGTCGGCCTAACCGCTGACCCCTTTTTTTTGCAATCTTTGTGCATGGCATCCGCAGAAACCGTAATCCTGGACCTCTACCGCACGGGCGAAATCCGAAAAGCCTGCCTCACCATCACGGGGGGCGACCCACTTTGGAGGGACTTGGAGCAGGAGTGCGTCCTTATCCTGCTGGAGAAAGACCCCGCCAAGATTCTGCAAATCCAGTCGCAGGGCTACTTCAAGTTCTATGTGGTACGCTTGCTGCTGAACCTCTACCGAGGAAAAAACAACCAGTTCGCCCAAAAGTACCGTCACCACGATTTGCTGGAAGAACTCGACCCCGATTCCCCTATCCCCCAGTCGGAGTACGATTCCCTCATGGACGACCTTTGGGCCATTGCCGAGGCAGAGATGGACACCTGGGCGAAGGACGGGGCGTTCCCGTACGACAAGGAGTTACTGCGTTTGCACTTGCGGACGGGGAATATGAAGAAACTTTCAAGGGACACGGGCATTCCGTACCGCAGCATCATTTACTCAATCGACCAAGCCAAGGCCAAAATCAAGGCCGCCATTCAATCCCATGGACACGCTGATATTTCCCCTGCTGATAAGTAGTTTGACCGCCCTCGCAATCGCCGAGTACCGTGTCCTTCCCCGTTGGTTCTACCACACCTATTTCGGAAGGCACAAGCCGTTCAGTTGCGTCACCTGCCTTACATTTTGGGTGGCGGTGGCCCTGACCCTGCCCACCTGCGGTTGGGTTCTCGCTCCTGTGTACGGCCTCGCCTCTGCGGGGTTGACCGTTGTCATCCTGCAACTGACCAACCGATGACCCAAGACGAGTACCTGCTGGCAACCAAGCACCGACATTATTGGGACCAATATCAAGCCGCCCTGTTCATGCGGCTATCACCCGAAGCGGTCCATGACTTGCAGACCATCCTTGTGGCCCACGGACGACCGAACACGAATTGGTGGTGCGCTGACTGCGTAAAATCGGCCCTCCAATACATTTACCAAGAGGCGGACCAGTTCGCCGAAGCCAACCAGCACACCGTTACCCATGCCCTCAACAACCTCAACCCGTGACCAGTTCCAAACCTATGCCGACTATGGCGAAGGGGTACGCAATAACGCCAAGCGGGGGATTGAACTCAACGAGCGGAACGGGAACAAGTGCGCTACCCAAACTGGTAAGGTCAGGGCGCAGCAACTCGCAAGCGGGGAAGGGATTTCCCTTGAAACGGTTAAACGGATGCACTCCTACCTTTCACGGGCGGAAACCTACTACGACAACGCTGATTCCACCAGCGACTGCGGTTACATCAGTTACCTGCTATGGGGTGGCAAAGCGGCCCTTGGGTGGTCACGAAATAAACTCCGAGAACTTGGCGAACTCAACGAAGGCTGACCCCGAAGCGCAGCGGCAGGCTCGGACTGAATCGCTCATGATGGTGATAACCACCCTCTGCGACTGCATTGGAGCGGTGGACGATTCCAACTCGCCCAACGCCTTTGCGGTCAAGATGAAAATCGTGGACAAGATTAACGAATTGATTGATAAAATTGAGTACTGATGCACCCAACGAGGATATTCAAGACCCCCGAAGACCTTGGAAAAGCATGGGCCGCCTTCAAGGAGGATGTGAAGGTCCAAGGCGAACAATGGAAGCGGGTGCAGTATGTCGGGAAGGATGGGTTAAAGAAGGAAGACCCCGCCAAAGTGCCGCTGACCTTGGAAGGGTTCAAGCGGTTTTGTCGCAATAATTACGGGGAGGTCCAGCACTATTTTGAGAACAAAGAGGGTTACTACGAGGAGTTCGGTGGTATCTGCCGTGCGATTCGGGAAGAAATCCGAGAGGACCAAATCATCGGTGGCCTGCTCTCGTTTTACAACCCCTCCATCACGCAGCGGTTGAACGGATTGGTTGAGAAGCAGGAAACGAGCATCACCATCGAGCAGCCGCTTTTTGGGGAATAGTGGTGCGGGTTTGCGAAAGGCTTGTATCTTTGTGTAAGTCAGGTGGCGGAATTGAGCATCGGCTTACGATAGTCCTTCAAACGGGAAGTGCGCATACCCTACTATCGGCCCTCCCCTGACTACACGGCTATGTGGTGGGAGGCCACCCATACAACACCTTGTATGATTGCGGGTTCAACTCCTGCCATGGCCGCAAAACCATTTCGTTGACGCCAACAAAATGATGTTCCAGTACACCACCGCAATCAAGAAGATTCGGGCGATGACCGCTCGGAAGAAGGTGATACAAGGCGGGACAAGTGCGAGCAAAACATTCGGCATCCTTGCGGTCCTCATTGACCACGCCGCTCGGTTTCCTAAGTCGGAAATATCGGTCGTCAGCGAATCCGTGCCTCACCTTCGCAGGGGGGCCATCAAAGATTTCGCCAAGATTATGCAATGGACGCATCGGTGGGTTCCCGACCGCTGGAACAAGACGCTCCTGCAGTACAACTTCGCCAACGGATCCACTATAGAATTTTTCTCCGCTGATTCGGAGGCACGGCTCCGTGGGGCAAGGAGGCAGATACTCTACATCAACGAGGCCAACAACATCGACTTCGATTCGTATTACCAACTCGCCATCCGTACAAGTCAGGAGATTTACATCGACTTTAACCCGACCCACGAATTTTGGGCGCATACCGAGGTCTTGCCCGAAACGGATGCAGAGTTCCTCATCCTCACATACCAAGACAACGAAGCCCTTCCCGATACTATTCGGAATGACATCGAACTGAACCGCACCAAAGCGGAGCATTCGGCATATTGGGCGAACTGGTGGAAGGTGTACGGGTTGGGCCAAGTCGGGACGCTACAGGGTGCGATATACGGGGACTACACGGTTGTCGAGGGTATAGACCCATCCACGATGAAATTCGTCGCCTACGGCCTCGACTGGGGGTTCAGCACGGACCCTACCGCTTTGGTCGCCGTGTACCGCAGGGGGGACGACTTGTTCATCCACGAACTGCTATATCACAGGGGGCTGACCAACTCCGACATTGCGGCCCGACTGAAAGAGTTCGGCATCACAAGGGCTTGGGAGATTGTGGCCGATTCTGCAGAACCCAAGAGCATTGAAGAAATCTATCGGCTCGGCTTCAATATCAAGCCCGCATCCAAGGGGCCCGATAGCGTCAGGCAGGGGATAGATGTGGTCAAGCGGTTCAACCTTCATGTCACGAAAGATTCCGTGAACCTGATAAAAGAACTCCGCTCGTACACTTGGGCCACCGACAAAGAGGGCAAGGACACGGGGGTCCCCATCGACTCCTACAATCACGCCTGCGATGCGCTCCGATATGTGGCCCTCAACAAATTGGCCGTCAGTAACTCGGGGAAGTACTTGGTGGTGTAACTTTGGGGCATGAACCTCGAATCCCTCCTTGACCTCGCCTTGGCCGTTGGTCGGGTCGTGCTGGCCTTGGTCTTCATCGGCTGCATCCTAACCCTCCTATTCACCCAATGAAACTCATCCACTATTACCACATTTACTGCGGAGGCGGCGGCCAATGGCAGTTAATCATGCACCAGCACATGATGGCCCTTTGCAATTACGGCCTCATAGAACAGTTGGACGAGATTCGTGTTGGCATCGTCGGCCCACCCGACCAGCGGAAGGTCGTCAAGGAAATCTTGGACAACTCCCTCGTGGCGGCAAAGATTAAGGTGGTGGTCACCCGAACCAACGCTTGGGAGCAGGCGACGCTGACCGAGATGTACAAGGCCAGCCAAACCGAGGATGCGGCTTACCTGTACGGGCATACGAAGG